TTAGGGTTTATGTCGTTTCAGACATAAATAAGTATTTTAAGAAATGAATAAATGTTTGTAAATAGTAAATATTTCCCCTAAAATTGAATATATATGTATTTTAAAAGATTATAGTATGTTTTCTAAATAGGTAAGAAGATCACTCTTCTTTTTGAAGTTTTTCTGTGTACTACCCCTATATACTGAGAACATCTTGTTGGTTTTGACAACATTAATGTCCAAGACAGTTAGCTCTTCTTCGTTAAGTTGTTCATTCAAAACCTCCTCGACATAAGGCCAGAGTTGGAGTAATTCACCTGCTGCTTTTTCATAAGCTGCTTTCTTACTTTGGGCGGACTGGACGACTTCAAAGTGTTTACCTTTGACACAAATGGTTGCTTTGCATCTGTGTTCTAAAGGATCGCGACCAGGTACCATTGTGAAATCTTTTACGATTTCAAGTTTGGCATCCTTGGCACGCAAGTTGAGAACGTAGGCGTTGGTTGAAGACATCTTGAGAGTCCCTCGTTATAATTTTATTAATTTATTAACTTGGTTCTTATAGGTTTTAATGTCTTCTAGATTTATTATATAAACTGACTAAATAATTTTGGTTGGCTTTCTTTTCACTAACGGGTAAATCTAAATCTTTGAGCTTTCTGAGGGCTGTGTTAATGTCCTGTGTGATGTTCAGGACACCTGGAGGTATGGTTGCTACTTTGCCAGAAGTTTCATAAGACAAGAATCCCTCAAAAGTTGCTTCAAATGGGGCTGTCAAGTGGTCAACTCCATCTGTGAGCACTACTTCTTTGTCAGAGAGAGGGAAAATTATTTTCTTTGATGCAGGGACATAAGTTCCCACAGAAAATACCTGATTCACTAAAATGCCCTCTTCCGTTGGATCAACTGAGGGGCTATTGTCTTCTAGATTGAATAAAACTTGCATGGCTGTATTAAGATTATAAGTGCCAATGGTGGGAGTAGTGTCTCCAGTGAAAGTAACCTCAACTCGGCTGTCTTTAGGGTCTGGAGCAAAGAAAAAGTCTGCTGAAGTGGTCTTGAGGTTCAAGGGCTTGTAAGCAGTTATTCTCTGAGATTTATGGAGAGGATTTTTAAACTCAAGATACATGGTAACATGGACTTCGAAAGTGAATTGGGGTGAAGATCCAGGTGTTGAAAGGATTATGTTAATGTCTGGATATGAAGAAAGGTTTATATCTCTGGGTGCAGTGTCATTAGTGTACTTAAACTCTTCACTGAAAACTTGTGTAAATCCTGTATCGACACCGTCAGCTCTTGCTGACAAGTGCTTAGTTCTAGGATTCTGGGCTGCATATTTTATAATTTCGGCAGGGGAGCTTGGGATAGTGTTGGCAGCATCTGTTGAAGTAGTTATTTTAATTGCTCCACCAGCTGTGTTGAATTTCTCAGCATTGACGAGTGAGAAGTTCACCCATCTTAGCCTCCAGTGTTCGTGTCCATTGAAATTTGGTTTTGCTTTTTCATAGGCAGTTGCTAAAGCAGTGGGTGTTAATTTATAGGTGCGGAGTATAGTGCCAGCTTCAACTGTGGTAGTGGCGCTGAAAGCGTCTTGGAAACGCACAGTGACTGGTACAATCTCAACACCATCATCCCTCTGATTAGAAGGTGAGTTTCGTGAAATTTTACAAGTGACATCATTTTGCAGTGCATTAGAGTTTACATTGGTGTAAATTGTGTCTAGTGTACTTTGTGTTGTGTTGACGGCAGTAACGCCTGTCGGTATGTTTTGATCATCGGTTGCTTCCATTAGGAATTCACTGTTGCTTTATTTATTAGTTCACATTGATGTGCTTAGCGATCATCTTCAGATGAAGATAGTCGTTGATTGGTTCACTAAAAACTTCAGGGAAAGGATGTTCAAAATCTATACATATTAACAAGAGGTACTTTCTTGTGTTATTGATAACGTCAGTAAGTTGATCAGAGTCGGCAAGAGGGTTTAAAGAAACGACAATGTCAGCTTTGAATACTTTGACAGCTTCAGGCGGATCAACTTTACATACATGAAGGTTTCTCTTTGCGCTGGTAGCGACAAAACGGGCTCCTGGGTGTACGGCTTTGCAGAATTTCTGCTCAAAAGCAATGTCTTCCACACCAACGGCTAAAATGGTTTGAGGGGAGATCTTCCATCCTTTCATACATTCATTATACTTCAGTATCAAGTCAGCCAAGCTGAAGTCATCAATAAATTTGTGTTGCATGTTGCTGAGTTTCTTTAGTAGATTCTTCCTAAGGTTAGGCATTAGTGAACCTCGTCTAGATGTTATTTATTACGAAGATGTCAAAACTCAAAATACCCCTATAAGTTTGTAGCATCAGATCGTCTAGGTCTGCATAGGACATTGGTTCTAAAGTTAATCTATGCCTAGAATTAAAATCAAAACCGCCAAGAATTGGTGCTTGTTCACTCTTGAGCATGTTGTTGTAAAGTGCATCTGCAAAAGGTTGGCATGTCCTGTTGGGTATCGAATAATTGAAGTCTTTGAATAAACTGCCAGACATTAAGCTAGCCAAAGCATCTCTATTTGCTTCGGGAGTTGATTGAAATGGAGAAGACTCAATGACTCTAGAATTGTAAAACTTCATCTTTTTATCAATTGAAAGTGCAATTTCCATATTGGTTCTATTGTCTATACTCTCTAGGTCGGTGTCGGACATTTCTTCAGTAAACAGACTTGGATCATAACCATCCATAGCAAGTAGAGCCATCTTTTCAATTTTACCATTAATCAGGTATGGGACGGAAGTTTCACCATCTTTCTTAATAAGAAAAGAAGAACCAGGTCCGGCTACAGTTTTAGCTGATGAACCACCTGTATTAAATGAATGGATTCTGTTGACGGCACCATCGGAAATTCCATACCTACATTGCATAACAAATAGTTCTTCCGTGTCTACATCAGGCCCAACGGTAAACATGGTGTTAGTGAAAATACTCTGATGTTCAGGAAAGTAACCATCTTCTTTGATTTTCATGATTCTCTTATAAGACTTGTCTTCTGGTGTCACGTTTAAGAAGGCATTTGTGATGAATTCTGAACCAGGAAGCTGATTGATAGGAGCCCCCATTTTGGCTATGAAGTTATCAGAAGTGGACATTGTTTCGAAAGGGCTGTTTGAGTAATTTTTCTTTCTCTTATTAAGTTCAGGGAGGTACTTAGAGAATCTAATAGTTTTTGCGACATGCCCAATCAAATCATCTTTATTTTCAAAACTCCCTTTCCTCACAAGTTTGTTAGTAAGGCTAGCAGTAGAGGCACCTGCAAAGCCGAGAATGGCTCCAATATACCTCCCTTGGACTAATTCTTCAAGACCATAAAATCCACTAGCTAATTTCTGAAGGGTGCAAGCTGCTTTAACTGATTTTGCAAAATTTGAGGCAGTTCCAAAAAGACCGCCAAAAGCTCCTAAGAGTGTTGGGGAGCAGATCTTACCTAGGGCCTCTAATCTTGCTGAGAGTTGCTCATACTCAGCGGTTAATTTAATTGACTCATAAGTGTTTTTGAAAGTAATTGCCATAAGTTCGGTTTGTTGCTTATCAAATGAAGGCACAAATGAAAAAACTGGTGGTTTTGGGTACCTAACCTTGAATCCTGAAATTTTGACTACTGAATTAAATGAGTTAAACTCTAAGGCATACCCGTGAATTTTCTGGGCACAATCTATTTTGTCTCCCTCGAGTGAGGCTGTTGTCACGATTTCAACTTGTTCATTTTCGGAGAGCACTTTGTTTTCTTTATATCTACCAGACTGGGAGGTCTTGCCATCTACTTCGTATTTGTAAAAGAGTCCACGTGCTCCAACCCACACAGAGGCGACTGCTTGATAAGAGCCATCTGCATTGTAGGTAGTATCAAAGGAAACCTGGGAAATGTCTCCATCTCTATCCACAGTACAAGGCTGGACATCTACTTCCATGCCGGGGAATGAACTGCCAGAAATTTTGATATCTACATAGTGGTGAAGATTAGGTTTTTCTTGGCTGACAGTCATCTTCCTGTAGTCTTCCAGGACATCGTGGTCTTCATGCACTATGTATTCATGAAATTCGAGTTCTGAATGAGTAGTGACAGTAAGGAGAAAATCATCTAAGTTCTTGATGTCTGAGTAGCCCTCTTGTTGTTCAGGCTCAAAAGCTGGCTCAGCAGATACTGACCCAACGTAGCCTTCTGGCGTTACAGAATAATTGATGGAACTCTGGCAGCTCACAGTGGAGAGAGGTTTAGTAACATCACTGAAGTTGATTTCAGAGACATAGTCAGAAGTGGATTCAACGTAGAAGATACCATTAGCTTGCATTGAGAGAAGTGATTCTTGAAATTGTAGAAGGAGCCACTCAATTCGAAGTGCCTCTTCTACAATAGGATTCAATTTAGTTTGTGAAACACTAGAAAGAGCTGATTCGATGAGCTCTTCAAGAAGAAGGGTGTAAGATTCTAAGGCTCTAACAAAAGTGTAATTTAAAAGGGCATTCTGAGAGTACAAGTCAACATTAGAAGTTGAAGTGGCCACAAATTGACCATAGGCACACTGAAGAATTCCTTGAGTATTAGTTACACTAAAATTTGAGAAGTCAATGGCACAAGTGCCAAGCACCTCTGTCTCCCAGGTGTTCGAAATAATATTAAATTTGTATAAAACTACACTTTGGTCATCCTTGCCTGGTTCTATTGAAACAAGGTAGATTTCTTCAAGAGTGGGCTCAGGAACTGTGAATTCAATTGCTTTTGGAGTAATTTCAGGGCCGAATGAAAAGATTTCGTTTGTGAATTTGCATAAATTTAGATCTTGTGAAAGAAAATTTTTAATTTCGGTAGAGGATAACTTGATATCTGAGGACCCCATGGAATGTAGTAAAAAGTAGACAAGAGAGATAGCTGAAGGCTTGCCTAGGGTAGAGTCCCCAGGAGGGATAGCACTGGCTTGATTGATTTGATTGGTGTTGGTGAAAGAGTTATTCCTGGCTGTGGCGGCCAGATTTGAAAGTCTCTGTAGAAATGCTTTTTGCGTGGCTAAGCCCTGTGCCAAAATTTCATTGATAGAAGAAATCTGAGAAAAGTCCCCTTGAAGTGCAAGAATTTGTCTCTTAAGATAGTCAATTTCAGATTGGAGAGTGGTGATGTCTGGCATGTTTAGGACTCTAACTGGTGTTGCTTGAGAATTATTGAAGGTTACGGCCCTGACGGGCTTTGCAGAATGGGTGTGAATGACGTCCATTTCGAGTTAGTGTATTTATGTATTAAAGGAGGTTTTTAGGCTTTTGAGCTCCCCTAATAGCCATGCAATAGTCTTTGGCCTCATCAGGGTCGGTTCTTATTGTGAATGCCTGTGTCTTAAAGGTGACTAGATGTTCTAGGATTTCTTGAGGAGGTGCATAGGCAAAAGAAGTAATCAGGTTCAAGATAATTCTTGCTTTAGCCTCATTCAAAGAGTAAGCAAGCTCAACTGCAATTAAATTTTTCTCTATCATGAGGTCATTTTGGAAATAATTGGCAAAATCTTGCATGCCTAATTGGTAAGATTCAATTGATTCTAAGATTTCACGATCGACTCCCCCCTGGAAATTTTTATTAGATATGCCAATCAAAAGGCGGGGGAGATCAAGGTACACGTCATCTAAGAGGAGAAATCCCACAAAAGACCCTACTTTTCCTTTCTCCAATTTAACCTTGTCAGCTATTCCTTCAGGGTAGTTAATGTCCAAAAATTTATCTACTCTCAAGACAGAATCATCGCCACAAAAAGCAGCAAATTGAAGACCTTGAAATGTTAAGAAAGTTAAGTTAAGACACATGGAAAAGAGCGTATTTTTAAGGAGAGTGTCTGGCTGTCCTGACTTGAGATGTCTTGTCATTTTGATTCTAAAACTCCCTCCATCAAGAGTCCATTTCTCGTCGTGTTTTTCAAGGAGTTGAATGCATATTGGGTCTATTCCATGGTAGGTAAATATTTTCCGCATCAATTCAGACGAGACTTCATCATGAAAGGTGTCAAATTCAGTGAAATCAGTAAAGACAAACTCACCTGGTCCTAAATTGCAAGATGCATACTTATTCCTGAGGTCTGTGACACTCTTGCCAAAATGCAAATGGATCCTAGGATCCACGCCTTTTAAGACGCAATCTTCGAGTGCTCTTACAAAGGGACTGGTTAAGTGATTGACCCCTTTAGGCTCAGGACAGATGGACTGTCCAGCTTTAGTTTCAAATCCATTGAACCTCAAAAAGGAATCGGTTTTAGCATCTTTCTTAGTCTGAATCTTTTGGAAATATTCTACTTTAGTCGAGAATTGGTAAATATCTTCCTCATAAGCTTCAGCGGCTTTGACTGTGTCACCTCTCGCAGCAATCCTAGATAGATAAGAGGCTAAAGAAGCTAAGGTGTCATCATAAGAAGCTTGAATGGGTTTGACATAGTTTGTATAGGTTTTAAACAGCCTACTCACAACTCTCTCTCTATCTTCAAGTTTAATGCGTTTGAGAGGGTCCCTACTACGGACAGCAGCTGTATGTAAACATTGGTTATAGTCTCCAGTGACATAGGGTCTGCCTCTAAGCTTGGTAGGTAGTCTCCTGACTATTACTTCCTTCTCTTCAAAGAACATGACAGGGTCTTTGACCACCAGGTCTCTATTTGTTGCATAGATATTATTATGAAAAAGATAAAATTGACCTTCATCATAGGGGAGGCTAGATCTTGAATACCACGAGAGGGCTTCTTCCATCATGGCAGGGCAAAAGCAATCGGTCTCTAAAGAAGTTGCCTTTTCGTCAAAGACGTTGTAAGGGGTCCAGCGTTCGTCATCCGTGTAGTCTACGCCTCTATTGATATCGTAGATTGGTAAAACGAGATCTACGGTATTATAGAGGTTACTAGGGATGAGGAACTTGGCACCTATAACGACTTCTTTCTCTCCATTGTGGTCTGCGAGTTTTGGTGAAGGAGTACTCAGGAGGATGGCGTCGTCTGAAAGTTTCTTAACGCCTGTAACTTCCGTGTTAGCTCTTGACATTAAATCTGTAATATGTTGCTTATTGTCCTTAATGTCAAAAATGACATCGGCATACTCGAAAGTGTTGAGCACACCGGCCACGTTCTCATGTAAATTCTTTAGAGCACCTCCAGCCAAAGGGAATAGAGCCTGCTTGAGTTCTTTGCAATCACACTTAATATTTGCTCTCTTAGTATGCCTGGTCAGAGCAACTCGGATCGTGGCTGGGAGCTTCTTCACTAACATTGCCGAATTACTCTCTATGAATATGTTACATTCTTCAAATCTACTACCTTGTACCTGTTGAGAAGTAAAGTAGTCTTTTTGGGACTGTCTAGTTAGTTTAGTGAAACAGATGTTATTTTCACTTTCAGGTAAAGAATTTGTCAGACAAATGGACTTCTTAACATCAGACATGGTTCTAATAGGGTAGCCCAAATCTTTTCTACAAATTATGGCAACGTCCTCAGGAACTGTGAATGAAACATAGATCGTTGCAGGGTCTCGAATGAACATGTCATAAGGATAACGAGTTTTTTTCTCTTCACTCCCGTACTTATTCTGGTAGAAGTCTCCAATCAGGTACACTTGGTTATTCCTCAAAGCTGCTATTAAAGCTATAGCAAAGTGGGTTTGTGGAAACTCGTCTATTACGACCACTCTATTCTCAAAATTCTTAGCCACAAATTTTGCTGGCGTTACACCTACATAACCCATCTTCATATATTCACAACTGAGCTTGTTGGTCGGGGTCACGAAAATGGTATCTTTACCCAATCGCGACCTTAGTTGAGAACTCTTGCCTGTACCCGCTGGTCCCTGGAGGACTTTAAAAGCGGTTTTAACGTCATCAGCTTCAGGCATGTTTGCTCTAGCTTCACCATGTAGGTTTTCATATGGAGGAGTTAGGTTGAGACACTGATCGTGGAATTCCTTCAAGATTGCACTCACGGTTTCTTTTGGGAAGTTAACCTTATGTGTTGAACAAGCAGTATCCACCTTTCGACCCTTGAATCCTGTTTGACGTTCCTGTTCACTATCGGTGAAGGCAAATCCATGATAGAGTTTAAACCTACGGGCTGATTCCCCTAAGTAGCAATTTTCAGAATCGAGGGTCATCCCTTTGATATTTAGGAGCGAGGCTGGTAAAGTATTCTCATCCCTATTCTTGAAAAAGTCATAAACATGTTCATAGTATTTTGTAGGCACGTTGAAGTAGAATCCAAGGAACTTGGCATGTGCGCAACATTTTGGAGCTGCTTCTGGATCGAACGCAAATTGCATTTTTGGGGCATCTTCAACAGCTCTTAGAGTATAAAAGCCTAAATTGTGTCCGAAAACAGAATTTTCTCCAAAGGCGCCGGCAGTTGTTACAGGTTCCTGAACCAATGAGACAGAATTCACGAATCCAGGAAAGTGACACTTGAAGAAGAGAACCTTTGTTGTGCGGGAAAGAGTGTGTGCCTCTTCAAGTTCATAACAGCGGACCCTAGGATGACTTATGTGTGCATTGACTAAATTAACGTCTCCTGGAGTAGCTAAGAGGCTTGCTAATTCATTTAAGATAACAAATTTCGTGGTACAACACTCATCCTTGATATCATTGAGACTAATCAGGGTCTTCTCCCGTGCAAAATCCTTGAACTCGTTGGCGTACTTCTTATCAAATAAAAATGATTCAGTCCAATTGGAAGCCATGAAGTTATCTATTTCACTCTTGGAATTTGGGAGTGTTACAAGGCCTCCCCCATACTTCGGGGTCGTAATCTTGTCTGACAAGGTAAGAATTCTTTTATTGACCTTAACTTTTGCCCTCATAGCATCGTAGTGATCTTGGGTGTCATTAAACACCAAATGTACCAGTCGTCCTTGACCTTTTAACTCTCCCCAGACTCCCTTGTGTTTAATCCGAAAAGTGTAACCTATTCTTTGCAAGTCTGAGATGTCTCCCCAACCTTTGGTGTCCCCTCTCAATTTAACGGGGTCTTCCCCCGTACAAGCAGCTATGGCACTGAACATGCAGCTCCCATCACCCTTGACTCGAACCAATTCTAGCTTTGTTTCATCAACTTGAATTATATTAAGGCCGGCAAGGGTCAGAACCTTTTCTCCTTCAACAGTGACACTCTTATCTTGTAAATCTTTCTGCTTGAAGTCTACAATCCCGTTGCTCTGAGCAAATTTTGCCCAAGAAGCTATGCTCTTCTTTTTCCCACCAGCTCCAAAGATTGGTAGAGGTGCTGGTTCTTCCTCTTTAATCTGTGTATACTGAGGAGAAGGTGTTGCTTTTACAGGTTTTGGGACCTCTGGAGGAGGACTATTAGGTTGAGGCGGGGCGATGAAACCTCCACTAATAGTTTCAGGTTTACTTGAATCGGGAGCCTCATTGAGAGGCGGGGCGCTTGGAGTGACTGGCTCTTCTGAAGGGGCATTAGGTGGAGTTTCAACAGGAGGGAGAGGCGGAGCGGTGGGCCTATAAAGAGAATTAACATCTCTGCGGAAGAATCCTAAATCTTCCGGATTGATCAGGCCCTTCGTTGGGGTACACTCACAGCCAGGATCTTCATACTCCTCATCGTCATCAACATACCTAGTGAAATACCCATAGGATCTCACGAGTCGAGTGAGAATATAGGCTGAAGTTGCAAAAGCGGCCAGTGAGACCCAAGGACGGGCCTCGACTAGTCTTAAGATGTTGAATCTCTTGACTGGAAGGATGGGATCATGTGTGTAAACAGGCACCTTGAGTTTCAAGCCATCTTGTTTGAACTTATCTAGCTCAAAGATAATATCAACTTTGTTCCCCATGTACCAATTATACAGATTCCTTGGGTATAACCACTTAAAGCAGAACTGCTGAACGTTGTGTGCATAGTTTAAGTAATGCCAACCAAGGCTGTGTCGGACCTCGGGTAGAGGTTCGAGTATTCTAGGGCCTCTGTATTCTGCTAATTTAAAGGTCAAGAAAGCTAAGAAGTCCTTGCACTTACGCACGAGGAAATCGTCTTTGTACTTATAGGTGATATAGGGGATTTTTGAAGAAGCTTGTGTCCAAAGGTAATTAAAAGAGAGAAGGGGTGCCAAGTATGGGATGGCAGCTATGACATTATTACCCTTCATCATCCGGGGATGCATCCAGTCCTTAAACCTGAACGGTGTATTTGGTATCTGGTATCCTTCTCCCTTCAGAAAAAGATTTCCAGGTAAGTCCAGGTTGTTCTTTGTTATTATGTAGGAGTAAGAACTCATACAAAGATCACAATTTATGGAATGGTTGATCGTAGAGGTATAGGTTTGGGAGATGTCTGGTGAAAAATAAGTAGGTTTGAGACTCTCAGGTACACGGTTGGTCTTGAGACCAAAAACAAACACAGAACCTTCACAAGGCCAATCTTCAGATTCAAGGTCTTCTAGGGGTTCAAACGGAATTGGTATCCCATGTGGGCAAATTTCACTTTGCATGACAACTTTGCCTTTTGTCTGGGTCTCTTCTACAGTGAGGAAGTCTTGGTACATAACCAGCTTTGCAAAAAGTTGGAGGCGCCTTGAGATGCGCGTGCCCTGACCTATGTCCAAACCCAGGGTATACTTTAATTTTCTGATTACAAATCCAAAGAATCCAGTGTTTAAGGTACTGATAAAATTACCAATTTCTTTCGTGTGTTGAGCTCTTATGATTGAACCTAAAATGAAAATAAATTCAACGAAATCATTAAAAGCGGGCCCTAGATCATTATGACCATCTGCTTTGTCGTTGTAAAGTGTGGTGAAGTCGATGGAGCGGACATATTGCACACAATTTGAACGATTCCAAATTTTGTCAGATCTACTTGTCATATGTTGGAGGATCTGTTCAAAAGCCCATGTTTTAACATAGATGCAAGGCATGGCATTTATAATGCTCTTAATGCTGGTCTCATTCTCAAACATGACCTGATTAAGAATATTGGGAAGATTTATAATGTCTGGCAATGGGACACGGACAAACCCAGGATACGTGTATGCGTACCTTCTAGGGACAAATCTTTCACTATCTGCAAGAGCAAGGCTGATCGTGAAGAATTTAAGGAGCCCAAAGGTGAGGTCGCATTCAGCGTGAAAACCGCGGAGTGCAGCAATCCTAGCACAATCAACCCAGGAATCAAGGGCTTCTTCACTGTGTGTATAAACATGTTCATTTGCCCCGAGGTCGTAACTAACTTTGCCATTTTCTCTTATAATCTTAGTCCCAGAGCAGCTATCAATCGTCTTCTTTGCAGTAGGTGTTTCAGCTAAGAATGCCAACTTGAAGACCTTCGACCCATGTTGAATCATGAGGTCTATTGCTTGGTCCACAGAGAGGTCATGTACCATGGTGGCAACTAATTTGTCAGACTGTACATCACATTTAGGGTTATCACAAATAGGGTGAAATTTATCAGATCTATTACGCCTGGCTGCGTTGTGATAATTCTCAACGGAGCAGACATGCACGGGCTGTGCAAATGTGACATCTGGTCCTATCTCTAAGGCATCTTTTCTGAAGTTACTCAGTTTGACTTTGGCGAACTCTTGATAAGCCTTTGGGATCCTGTGTTCAACAATATAATCGGTCTCCTTGGTGGAAGGTGTGGCACTGAATTGAAGAGTAGGGTTAAAAGAGTTTAAAAGCTGGAGGTCTCGCTTGGTTGCTGCAAAAGGGAGCCTGATGGTGTTATCAACAGCATCGGTTATTTCATTACTGACAGCTTGAACGAGATGAGCAGGGGGTCCCTGGAGCAGATTGGCGTTAGCCCGGTAGAGGCTGACGGCCAACTGCGTGGCCATTTTGAATGATGTTCACCAGAGGTGTTTGTTTAAATAAAACAACTTTAAAAGAAAAGTTTAAAGAACCTTCGCGTAATAAGATGAGGGGTAGTAATAAGTAAAATAAAGTGCGCTAGCACTAATAAGGTAGGAAGTTGGAAG